CCTGCTACAGAAGAAGGTAGTGGATTTATAGATAGTGTTACACTAACTACGGCAGGTAGCGGTTATACTAACGGAACTTACAAACTTGTTCCTACTTTAGCAATAGCAGATGCTACTATAGATATAACAAATGGTGACGCTACTGTTACTTGTGGTTCTACTGCTAGTTTTGCAGTTGGTTCTGCGGTAACAGGAACAGGTATTCCAGCGAATGCTACAATTGCTACAATAACAAACTCTACTACTTTTGAATTAAGTGCTACCGCAACTGCTGATACTACTAATGTAAGTAACGCAGTAGTTACATTACCTACTCCAACAGAAGCGGCAGAAATAATTGTAGTAGTTAGTGGTAACGCACAATTACAACCATATATTACAAATCCGGGTAAAGGTTACAAAGGTATTCCTCTTATTCCACATCCAACAGGTAGTACAAATGGAGCATTGACCGCAGTTATGGGTGCGGCAAGAAAACACGTATTTAATGAGCCTACACTATCAACACACGCTTATCCTTCCTATACTATTCGTGTAGGTAGAGGAAATAAAGAACATACATTTACAGGTATGGTTGCTTCTAAATTATCTATGAGTGCTAACTTAAACGAATACGTTATGAGTTCAGTAGACTTTGTAGGAAAGAACGAAGAAACTCCAAGCACACTCGTAACAAATGTTGCGTTTGCCGGTCTTGCAGTAGACGCACTTCACTTTGCTGATGCAGAAGTTTTCTTTCAAGATAATCAAAATAAAACTGTTAAAGTTCAGCAAATTTCTTTTGAGATAAACATTAACCGTGACCTTGATTCAGCATATGCGGTTGGTAACAGGTCTTTTACAAGAGCGCCACCAACACAAACAAGAGAGATTACAGGAACTATGGAATTTAACGAAGTTATTTATTCTGATACTGATGGCTACATTAACGAACCAACATATACACAATTAACAGGTTCATCAGTTCACAAAATTCAGCCGGGTGCAGGTAAAGATGCTATTAGAATTAAATTTGCTAGTGAAAGTGGAGATGATTCTCTTGAATTTAAATTCTATAACGTAAGGTTTGAAGCGCCACAAGCATCTGTTAGTGGAAGAGATGCTAACAGAATGTCCGTAGCCTTCCAAGCATTTTACGATGCTACAGACAAAGGTGCGGCAAAGGCAATTGAAGCCAAATTAGTCGGTAGTGGAAGTCATATTCAAGATACTGCTTACGATGCTTGAGGTGATTAAGTATGAAAGAAACAAATAGAATTATTATTTCTTTAAATGAAAACGGTATTCCATATCCACCTGTTGAAAAAAAATCAGCCCCAAAGAAAAAAGCCGCTAAGAAAAAAGCCGCTAAGAAGGAGTAATTTAGATGGCAATAAATGATAACGTAGGTGGTATGCAAGTTACCGCCATAGCCAAGATGACAGTTACTACAGTTAAATCTACTATGGAAGGTATAGCGGCGGCATTACAAACTGCATTAAGGGCTTCTCCTTTTGCTAACGCAGATGTTATTTATACTATTCAATTAATACGCAACAAAAACTCAAACGATGTAATTGCTTATATCATTTGGGAAGATAACTGATAAAGTGATTATCGTGGCTAGGGCAGGTGCTTCTAGGCAATTTACAGATATAGAAACCTTTACAAACAGTTTAGGAGTTTGGGAAATTAACGAAGACGGTACAGTGCGTCTTATAAGCGAGGCCGAAGCGCCATTAGAGAAGAGTAAGAGAGTGAAGAAAAATGCCAGTATTAATAAACGAAATAGAATTAGATGATGGAAGCAAAATACAAGTTAAACAGGCTTCCGGTATGAAAAAATTAAAGATAGAAGCAAGGCAAGCAAAAGTGTTTAGACAATTTAGGCACTTTGGACTTCCTACTGATTGGTCTGTAGAACAACATGAAGAATTTGCTGATGCTTTAGATGAAGCAGGAGCAGGTATAGAAGCACAAGCACATGAGTGGCTTGTTGACTGTATTCTTACAGAAGGAATAGATGTAGATACTCTTACTTCTCCCGAACTTATGAGAGTGTTAAACTTTGTAAGAGGCGATGAAATAGTAGCACCCGAAGGTAGCGCCCCTTTGGAATAATGTTTAGAGTCGGGCCGTCTTTAAGCATGGCTTTTAAAGGCCGTACCCCAAGCGAATTGTGGGAAAGATATGATGGTATTGGTGGCTACTATAATTTAGAGTTAGATTTAACTATAGCGGCAGAAATGAATGAGCAAATATCAGAAGCCCACGCTAAGGCAGATAAGTCTTCAAAATCTACAGATGCGGCAGGTGCAGTAGCACGAAGAAATCAAAGAAGGACACAAAGAAAAGAACATTTAAGCAACACCGATGACTTCTTTAGTGCCGTAGAGAAAGCAGGTGTACCTGTAAGGCGTGTGAGTGGAGATGGAAAATAATGTTACCATTTGATTTTCTAACGCCTTTTATGCCTATTATATTAGGACTCATGGGAGTCGTAATGGTTGTTCTTCGTGCTGGTGCATCAAGAATAATGTTCGACATTGTTGGTACGTTTCAAGCCAACAGATTAATTCGTGATGGGCAAGCGGCTATGACCGCATTAGACTCTTTGATGCTAGATGGTCTATCGGGTATAGAAGAAGCCGCAGGAGCAATTGGTCAGCAATTTAACGCTATGGTAGACGCTACTGTTCCACTAGCCGCAAACATAGAAAGAACTAGGCTAGAATTTTCTAAGTTCGTAAGCGAACATAATACTGATGCATTAATACAAGAAATAGAAGGTATTGGTACTGCTTATGGATTTACTGCTGAACAATCACTAGAAGCCGGTGCTAGAATGGCACAGTTAAGTGGTCTATTAGGTGAGTCTGCCGTACCCGCCGCAACAGAAGCCGCTATTGCTTTTGGATTAATTGGTGAAATGACACCGGAAGATGCAATTAGAAAATTAATTAACTTACAACAACAAACAAACTTTGTATTTAAAAATACTACTAAGTCTGTTTATCAACAAATATCTGCACAAGAAAGAGCAGAAGTTGTTACTAGAGAAATGGCAAATACTTTAAATTTGCTAAACTCTATTGAAGATAATTCTGCGGCTACAATGAATAACATTATTGCGGTTATGAATGAGTTTGCTTCACAGGCACACCTTACAGGCGAAAGTATGGAATATATGGCCGCTATGTCAGCCACACTAATTGAAGCCGGTGAGCAACAAGGAAAGGGTGGTAGAGCGCTTCGTATGATTTATGCACGTTTAGGTTCTAATATTAATGGAGCGGCAGATGCTTTACATGAATTAGGAGTAGAAACTGTAAATTCTGATGGTTCTTTAAGAACATTTTCTGATACTATGAATGAATTAATTCCTCTATATCAAAGAATGAATTCGGCACAAAAACAACAGTTGGCACAACAAGTAGCAGGTAATAGACATTATATTCGTTTTATTAAATTAGCAGAAAATTGGGATAGGGTAACACAATTACAAAGAGAAGGAATGAATAGAACTTCTAAAGTTATGGAAGAAAGTGGAGATTCAGTAGGGTATCTTACAGATTTATTAGAAAGTCAAACTGTTGCTTTAAGTGAAGCAGAAGCACAATTAGAATTATCTAGTGCGGCAATAGGAGATGTATTTATTCCTTCTACTATAAGAGCAACAAAATTTCAATCTGATTTTAATTTTGCTATGGTAGATATGATAACTCATTTTGGTGCAGTAGGGGGCGCACTTGGTGATATAGTAGGCGCACAACAAGTATTATCAAAAACTTTCGCTCCTTTCTTTAGTGCTATGCTTAACGTCAAAGCATTAAGTTTAGCATTACAAGTAAACCATCAAATTCTTAGAGCAGTTACCGGACAACAATTAACTGTAGATATGAATAGAGCAAATTCTAATAACAATTATCTTATTTCTTTATCAAAAGAAGCAATTGCTAAACAAACCTTGTTAGGTATGGATAGGCTTTCTTTACAAAAAATGCAAGTTAAACTTTTTATGAGTAGAATAACTCATAAAGAAGAATTAAAAAAATTAAACGCAGAAAAAAGAGAACTTCGTCAAATTTTAAGAGTAAAGGAAATACAAAGTAGTCAAGATATGGAAAGAATAAGTTTACAATCAAAAAGTAATCAATTATCAAAATTACACCTTGCCCTTAAAAAAGCAGAATTTATGGTTACTAAAGACGATAATAGAGCGGAGGCTACAATTAATAAGCATAAAGCCGAAAGAATTAGATTATTAGCACAAATAAATAATTTTGAAGTAGAAATTGAAGGACAAACTCTTAAGCGTATATTTAATTTAGAAAAAATTATAGGTTTAAGTAGAGAAGAATTACAAATATTAAATATAACAAACGAAGCAATAAAAAAGATAAAATTTAATACAGATGGCATAGCGATGGGCTTCCATGAAGTTGGTGTACAATCTAAAATGGCTAACCATAGTATAGGTGGAATGAATAGTAGCATGATGGGATTAACTATGGGTGCTATGCTTGGAGATATGGTTTTAATGACTTTAGGAGAAACAATTTACAAATTAATTCCCGGTTTAAATGGTACAGAAGCATCTGCGGCGGCGGCTAGAGCAAGTGCTATTGCTATGACTCTTAGTATGATAGGAATGATGGCTAGTATGTTAGGTACTACTGCGGCCA